CAATGGTATGCGTCGAAGTTTCCTCATGATCGTGATAGAAGTGTGTTAACAGATTATGAGGTACTTAATGGTACAACGTGTATGCAACCTGTTGTTTTGAATACAAGTTGTGGGTTTATTAGTAAGTGGTTTAAAGATGGTAAACGTGAATTGGTTGATGTTGATGGACAGGAGAGGAGATTTTCCAAGAGAGCCCATGAATTTGTGATTCCTATTTACGGACAGACGTTCGTAGATAGGTTGAATTTTGTGGAAGCGCAGTGCGCCGAGGGTATTGTTGAATCTGATTTATTATGGGTTGCAACCTTAAAGGATGAACTGCGCAAAACGGAGAAAATAGTTCAAGGCAAAACACGTGTCTTTGAGCAACCACCATTTGAGTTTACTCTTTTAGTGCGTAAATATTTTGGCCGTTTTCTTGATTGGATTAAATCAAATCCTGGAACTTATACATGTTCGAGTATCGGAGTTGATAAGGAAGTTGTTTGGAAAGACTTTTACCAACAATTATTATCAAAAGGTGATATGGGTTTTGATATTGATTACTCCAATTATGATGGATCTGTTTCTACACAGGCTTTCGATTTTTATCGTGAGGTCGTTGATGAATTTTACGGTGATCAGAACGTTGTGAGACACGTACTATTGCATATTTTACAGAATAGTTGTATTGTCGTTGGTGATCATATTATGTTTACGGAGCAAGGAAATAAATCTGGAAATCCAATGACTGATGTGTTTAATTCAATTACTAATGTGTGGATCTTATTGGTTTCATATTTAGTTGGAAGAAGAAGTGTTGGTTTATCGGAAGATTTTCGTGATTTTGATCGTGATGTAGCTGCCTTGACATATGGGGATGATGTTATTGTTACAACAGATTATGATACATTACGTTATTTTAATCGTTGTAGCATTGCTAAGGTATGTAAACACTTAGGCTATGTTGTCACAGCTGCTGATAAGCAAGATAAAGAAATGATACCATATGAGAGTGTTAAAGATTTAACGTTCTTGAAATCACGTTTTGTTGAGTCGGGGATTAATGTTTATTGTCCTATGCCAGCTGATGTGGCAATAAGGGAATTACAATGGATTGATAAACATAATGTTTGCGATGATAGAATCAAGTATGATTTAATGTGTAATTCATTGAGATTTATGGCCCATCGTGGTGTTGAAGAGGTTAAAGGCTTAGAACGCCAATTAAATGAGCTAGGGATGAAAGCTCCTAAGTTCGATTATGTTGATTTCGTGTATGAAATCAACGAAAAACAAAGAGCATCGGTTACTGATGTGTATGCTACAATCGTAGAAAGTAATAGAAGAATTGAAACCGACCCTGGTGTCAATGAATAGATGAGTATAACCTTAAAAGAAGTATTACTGTTCATTGTTTGGGAAGTTAGGTTCTTGTCACACTTTTGTGAACACTGCATCTAATGGCAACTTTCAATGCAGGGATAATAACTAAGAGCACGTAGCGCGAGATGCGTGCTCTTTTGTGTATGAAAGTA